TCTATGATATCACTATTTGTAGCACGACCAAGTGCTAAAACCCAGTCAGCATCGTAAGCAATCTGACGTGACCATGCAGTTTGTCCCAGAGTTGGAACACCACTTAGGTCATTCACGTCGTCTGGGGTAGCTGATGAGATAGCAATGATTGGAACCTCTTCACCAATAGCCAATAGCTTTAGTTCACGAGATAGGTTCTTCATACGAACAACTTCATTCTCAGACCTTTGGTTTGGACTCATTAGCTGTAGGTAGTCCACAATAATAAAGTCAGGCCTATACTGGTCAATCTTTCCACGAACAACTGATGGATTAATTTCTCCACCTGAATCATTAGAGATGATGTGAAACTCTGGCTTACCAGTCATCTCTTTGGCATACCACTTCTTTAGCATGTCTAGCTCAATCTCACCATTGCTAATCTTACGATGTGACCAAATACCCTCACCCATAATTGTTAAAACACGATTACGAACTTCTGTCTCTGACATTTCTAGAGATATGATTAGTGGTGACTTTCCTTGCTTCCATGCTTGTACCGCAAAATATAGAGCCATCCAAGACTTACCAATACCTGGATAAGCTAAGAATACACCAAGCTGTCCTGGCATAATGCCAGCTGGTAGATAATTGTCAAACCCTGGCAGGTTAGTCTTAATACCAGTTATTCCCAAAGCTTGCTGTGCTTTTACATTTTCAAAGTATGCAATTGTTGACTCAAGATCTGTAACGTCAATGTCACGAATGGCAGATGTGTTTTTCTTTAACTCTGAAGTTTTTGTAATTAGCTGTTCAAGAGCCTTGTTTCCTTCTCCAGACTGAACTTCTCCTGCAGCAACACGAAGAATATCTTTAAGGCTATCTGTTAGATACTCACCCTGAAGCTGTTCTAGATGATGCTTTGTTGAGCCTATGCCCTCGTCTACAGAAAAATCACGGAACTTTTCAACAACTAATTCTTTTGGAGGAACTGCTTGATTGATTTCAAAATATTTACGAATAAATTCCCAGATGTCTCCGTGGGTTCTAAGTAGTTTTTCTACATCAGCTTGTAGCAAGACATGCATCTGCTTATCTTCAAGCAGTGCTGATATCACTTTTGATTCTGTGCTACTCACTTAGCCACCTTTTTGCCATCTCTCTACGCTCTGCTCGTTCTCTTTCATCTTTAGCTTTATCACCCATTGCCTGCAAAAGTTTTTCTGCATTGTAGGCATAAAATGTCCAGCTTGGGGATTGTGCTACCTCAAAATAATAGTACACTAGTCTTAAGGATAAGTCAAGACCAAAGGATTCAATGACAGCATCAGCTGCCCATTGCTCTGAATTTAAATTTAGTAATGGCTTAGCACCATACTTCTTTAAGTGTTGACTAGAGTAGGTGCCTAGCAAAGCCATACGGTCTTTGCGAGCTGCCACTATTCGTCTATCTCAGTTTTAGCTTCGTTAATTTTGTCTGCAAGCTTTGCTTCTACAAAACTGTAGACACGCTCAAAAGCTTCATTGACAGTCTCACTATCACGACGTGAGTCAACAACGCCAATGTCAACTCTTAGCGACTGAAAATTACCTAGGTTAAGTGTATATCCTAGTGTAACGTTTACCTTAGTGTCTTCGTTGTTCATTTATCTACCCCTCCAGGCATTATATTGATTCGCTCCAAACAGGAATGTATCTACCATCTTCTGTTCTTGTATAAGTCAGTATACCATCTCCCATGCGCCTTGTCAACTCTTGATTGGTGGGGGTCATATTATTAGTAATAAGACCATCTTTTCTTGGTTGACCAATGTGTATTGACGCTAGGATACTGCGAATTTCTTTGACTTGTGATTCTGAGTAGTAGCTTCTTATCTGCCACCCAGTTTTTCCATCCTTAGATGAACCCATAGGTTCTGGGATTACTCCCCTTTTCATCAGGCTTGGCATATACTTTTTATGACGATTAACTAACTTAGCAGTTTCTCCTACTGTATATGCACGTTCTCTATTACGTTTAAAATCTGAGGTAAAACAAGTTTCCATTCTATCTTTAGTTATATTATAAAATGTAACCATTCCAGTAGAGCGACTTGTGTGATGTGGTCTTACAAGATCTCCATTTAAGAACCAAACTTTTTTATTGCCAGAAATTGCTGGATCGCTATTATAGGTTTCTACTAAAAGACGTTTTTGTTTTTCTTGCATTAATTTGGAATTCCGATTATAATTAGATTAACTGTTGTGGATGCATTTCCAGCAGTATCAAACCTAACTAAACCAGTTAATCCATTTGCATCAACACTTGTTAGCACAACAGTAGCTCCATCTCCTGCAGTATTAACACCTCCAGTATTTACAATTGTTGCAGTTACGATTGGTGTGTATTTAAAATTTGCGTTAAATGGGTACTCAAAAGTTTTTGTAGATCCAGCCAATGCTTGTCCAGCTGGAATGTTAACAGATCCACCAATCATTCTTACTTCTGAAGTTTTAATATCTTGTTTTCCAGCTGATGTTGTGTCAATGCTTGTATAATTATATCCAGTTGTTGAAAGCTGGTCAGATAGTTGATTTACAGCATTAGTAATCTGGTAGATATAACTAACGTCAATTGGCTGCCCTCGTTCAGGTAGTGGTATTTTTGCCATGTTTTTCTCCTTATGATTCTATTATATTGTCTAGCTCACATATTGTCAAGACTTGTGATATTTCTTTAACAATGCTTTCAATCTGTATAACAACTTCTACTGAAGTCGTTCCAGCTGGAGCTATTATTGAATAAGTATGAATTGGCGATGTTCCGTGATAAAAAAAGGGATCGCCATCAAAACTAATAAAAATATCATACCTTGGACGATTAACTTCATCATCCCAAACAATTGTAACTGATGAACCAGAAACTGTTAATTCTCCTGAAACTTGTGGTGGCAAAGACTGTAAAGAAAAAACTGTTAATGGTGTTATTTCTGACCAGTGAGAAAACTTATTTCTGTCTTCTGACACAATACGGTATCTTAGAAGGTGTCCATAAACATCTTCTGCTAACTTTGCTAAAGGGGGAAAGTCTTCTTTTCTAATAATAACTTTTTTAATTCCAGAATCAGCCACTACGTCACATCCAATATAAATCTATATTCAATATAGTTGCTAGTGTTTTCAGACTTTACGATTGTAGTTGCAGAAGAATTTTGAACAATAGAATATCCAGTTAGTCCATACAAAGGATTTACAGTGTTTACGTTATCAAGCCTTAAAGCGTCTAGCGAAATGTAAAATTCACCACTTGCGTATTGTGCTTCTCCGTCTGGATCTAACGCTGCTGAAGTAACGTTTCCATTAGTTTTAGCATAAGTAAATGTAGTTGCTGTTGGTGTTCCAGTAATTAAATGGATACCATTAAAAATTGAATCAATGCCGCTAATTTTTACATAATCGCCTGTTGTAAAAGAATGATTTTCGCTTGTTGTTAGGGTTGCAACATTAGTTGTTAATGCTTTGTTGGTTATTAAAATTGTATCAGTGGTCGTTGCATAAATTCTAACAATTGAAACATTTTTCCAGGAAAATTGTCCAGTATTATAGAATAGTTCATCTAGTCTTTTTGTTGCAACAATGTATCTATTGTCAGCAGAGTAGTCTTTTATTTTTTCTGATTCAATTTGCATCCATGCATATTGGCTTCTATCAGTATTGCTAAATTCAACAATGATATTTGCAGAAACTGGAATTGCATTAGACTCTCCAGTTACAGAGACTATAGAAAAGGCTAGCTTGATTAGATCTGATGATGAGTTTTTACTTAGATCTGTGGGCAGTCCAGTAATCTGTAAAAAGTTTGGAGTTCCGTTATATGTTAAAAAGTCTTCATCGTTAGAGTATATGTAAGAACTATTTCCTTTTAGCAATAAAACATTTGAAAGATATCTTGGTCTTTCGTATCTTTCTATTCTTGTTGTATTAGAAAAAATAGCATTGCTAGCTGTGGTTTTAATTGCCAGAGGCTTTAGTGTTTCTGTACCTGATGTGCCTTCAAGATCAACGCTAATGACGTTAGAGCCATTGATGATAGAGTTTTGAGCTTCAACAAAGTTTGAATTTATTGAAGATGCATTGCTTACGCTATTACTAGAAACTAGTTGCCAAGGCTCTTCGCCAGAAAAAGCAGATATTGTTTTACTGTCGTATCTTCCTGCTGCTGAGTTAGATCCTGCAGAATAAATTCCAATTTCTGAAATTTCGTATCTCTCTTCAGTTGGTAGCTGTGCAGTTAAAATAATTTTATTAACACCATCGTCATTTACATATCCACGTGAAGAAATTGGAACACGAAGCATTTCAAAATCTAAAACATTTTTGTTTGGATCAATTTGTAAGTATAAAGTTGCTCCAGAAAGATTTGTTGTTGGTCCTGGAGTAACTATAAAGTTTGTGCTAGAACTAATCGCTGTAATAATTGTATCAGTAGTTGTACTGAATACTCCAGTTCCAGCAGTGATAGTTACTTTTGCACCTACCCACAATCCTTCTGTAGATGCTGCAGATAAAACTTGTGCAACTATTCCAGTATTGAAGGTAATAGCCCCAACTGTGTTTGTAGTTGTTGATGTTACTGTAATTATTGTTGGACCATCAATGCTTGTTATTGTTGTTATGCCACCAAAAACTCCTGTTCCCGCAGTTTTTGTAACTCTCATTCCTACCACTAATCCAACAGTAGACGAAAGACCAGTAACTTGTGTTGCCAAAGTTGTAGACAAAATCTCTCCAGACAATGTTGCAGTTGATACTCCAGATTTTGTGGTAATGTTTGGTCTTGGAGCAGGTCCACATCCAACTGCGACATATGAGGCATATGCTGGAGTGTCTCCAATGAGATACTTTGCAATAATGCTTTTTCCAGTATTAGTTATCATGTTTAAATTCCTATCTCTTCTATTATACCAGCACTGGCAATTTGAATTTCTATTTGTTCGTCAGATCTTATATTAATAAACTCTATAATAGCGTTTCCAGTTTGCCCTTCGGATTCAAGATAAAATGTTGCTCCATTTGGTCCACGACCAACATTTGGAATTTTACTTCTTAGGTTAATTAAAAAGTTTGAAAAAAACTTGTCTGATGTTTCTTGCAACCTTAGTAGGGTAGTTGCATTATAGGTTTCTTGCAAGATTCCCAGATTTTTAAAGGGCTGATAGACAACACTTTGACCATTAACCGTATCATTTCTTGCAATAGTTAAAAGCTCTTGACCACCAACATCTTCAAACAATAGATCAATAATGAGGTTATCGCTAAACGTTTCATCAATAAATTCTATGGTGTCAATTGGTGCACTCTTAATTCCTGTGTATTGTGGTGGGTCTGGAAGATTTAGTGTTGGTGGGGTTGGTGCTGGTTTGCTTCTTACTGGGGTTTGCGCCACTGGTGCAGTTGGTAAAGCTGCTGGGGCAGATGGTGCAGCAAATCGTGATGTAGCGGGTGCGACTGGTGGTAATGCTGCGACACGAGCCTTGTAATCTGTCTGACTAATAAACCCAGCTGCACCCAATCCAGAAGCCTTAAAAGCTGCCGCACTTGAAATCTGATCACTTTTTATTTGAGCAGCTTTTGCTGCGGCTCTTTCGTCTGCTTCTATTTGAGCTTTAGTTTTTGTTGGTGCAGCAGCTCTTTGTATTCTTGAGTTTGAGTCTTTACTAAGTGCCATAGCTACACCTCACTCAAGTATACGGTCATTTCGGGTCCGCTAACAGACCTACGATAGTTAATATTATATACTACATACCTAACAGATTCTGGAGTTATTAGATCAATACCTTCTGAATCTTTATAATAAACATTAACCAAGTCTCCAAGTTGTAGGGTTGGCATTGAAAAAATATCCAAACCAATTGATTTACGTGGCCTAATATTTTTATCAATTATCCACTCTAGCAAATTTTCTGCAGTGTCTAAATCTTGTATATATATAGAATCTAGGGTAAAATCATTTTTACCATAAAGAATTCTGCTCTGTCTAATTTTTTCGTATTGCTCTGTAAACTTAAAGGGAGATTCAGTTATTACAGATCCTTTAATTTCTGGGTCTGAAGTGTTTCCCCTTCTTTTCAAAAAATCATCAACGGTTACACTTGTAGTGTTTTCACCAGTAAAAGCAATACCTAAAATTCTAAGTGAATTGTTTGTACTAGAATCTAACAATAGGGCTGAGTCAGTATTATTAAATACTAAAAATTCTGCTCCATAAGAATCTGCGGTAAAGCCAGAAACAGTATACCCCTTCAGTCTATTAAATGTTGGGGCAATCTTAGCATATAGTGCTGGGAAGGCACGTTCATATTTAATATTAAAGTATGCAGCTTCACGCATAATAGTTCCAAATTCTTCAAAGTATAGGTCATATCCTGGGGTAGACGTAGAACTTATATCACTTAGATATGTATTCTGTACAATACTGCTTAGGGCATATTTACTAAGAGACTCAATAGCATTAATCTGATTGTCAGAGTCCCCAAAAACTTTTGCTATTGGAACGTTTGTATCAAACACAGTATTTGTTGCATAGTTTTTACCAAGGGCATAAATATTTTCAAACATGGCCCTTGCATTTCCACGAACAAAAAGACCAACTGATGAGTTTACTATTGGAAGCGGATCATCATCTGTTACTCTTCCTACTAGCTGTTGATTTATATATAAATAGAAATCTCTTCTTGTTGCATTAACGTCAACGTATTCAATAGCTAAGTCGTATACCGTTGGATTTTCCTCACCTGTAAGCCTATACTGTCCAGCAAAGTTTCCATCATCTACGACAATATTTCCAATTCCACCCCACAGCTTAACTGGAACTGCCTTAGTTGCTGTTCCTGCTGTTGCACTTATCTTGTCTCCAACACGTAATCCAGAAGTTGATGTTAGTCCAGTTAGTCTTGCATCCCAAACGGTAGTATAGTCTACAGTTGTTCTTGCGTTTGTTACTGTGCCAGCCGTAGGAGTGGTTCCTCCAGTAACAAGATAATTTATTGAGGTAGAGCTATTAATTTTTTCAATTAAAACAGAAGTTGGAGTCCCTCCAAACAAAGTTCCAGTGCCTGCAGTTGCTATTATTTGGTCACCAACATCTAGCTGAGAGGTGGAGGTTAGCCCACTTAGAGTTGCTCTAAAAACTCCACCATCAAATGATTCTATGCTTGAGACTGTTCCAGTAGCTCCAAACACTATTGGTGTTGGTTGAGTTATGTCTTGAACAACTCCAACTTCTCCAAAAATTATTTCAGACTCTACAATAGTTTTTATGGCAGTTACATTTCCTACAGTAGGGGCTGTTCCTCCAGTAACACGATAACTAATTGCTCTAGTGCTTTCATTAATTGACGTTACTTCTACAGAAGTTGGAGACCCTCCAAACAAAGTTCCAGTGCCTGCAGTAGCTGTTATCTTATCTCCTATACGCAATGCAGAGGTAGTTTTGCCTTCTCCAGTTAAAGTAACTATTGCATTCCAAACTGAAGTAACTCCTACTTGAGATATGGATGAGACTGTTCCTGGACCAAAAGTTCTTTCGGGATCTGGAATAGTTTTTGGACTATTTAAAGTTCCAGCTATTGGTGTAACACCTCCAACAATACGATAAGAAATTGATGTTCCTGGTCCAACTTGTGTTATTATGGGAGTTCCTCCACCCAAAAATCCTGTATTTGCATCTTTCTTTATTTTATAGAAAAGAATATTTTCAACTAATGTGGTTGCTTCTCCATTATCATTTTTTTCTATTAGCTCTTCTATATTGGAGGTAGTCAAAGCTGCTATCTCAAAGTAGTAGCCATTATTTGTTAGTGGATTTACTAAGTTTATTCCAGCTGAACCACCACCAACAGATATGGTTTGTGTTGGATCAGTACCAGCTATATTAAGATATGTCATTCCACCCACAATGCTTTGAGACCTATTTCCTGCTGCTTCAACTTTACCAATGATTCTAAGTCTAGTTCCAAAGTGTTTGTATGCCTTATTGAGTTTTTTGTGAACATAAGAAATGTGATCTCTTGGAGTAGAGGCGGGAGCAAATGATGGACCATTCATCACCAAGGCTGATGACTGAATTGTAGCTGCTTTAGTTGTTTTTAAAGAAGAAACGTCTGTTTCTGTAGAATATTTTGAAGACAAAAAGTTTCTAATAATTCCATTTCTTTGAGTTTTTTCTGCAGTTGTTTTTGCTACTCCAGCTTCTCCAAGTTCTGTTGTTGGCAATGATGGATTAAAGTCAGTAGTAAAAAGTAAATCACTTCTCATTTCACAACCTTGAATGTTATCATTGTTTGTCCAGTATGCATCTAGTCCAGCTTTATGACTTACCACTGGTGTCCCAAACTGACCACGGCCATGCGACAACACTTCCCCAGGTTTAAGTTTTATTGGAGCATCAATTAGCGTATCATTTTCTGTTATTGTTATTCCAGTAATTGTTTCATAATATGGATCAGCAAAGATTCTAACAAGCCCTGTTGGATAAATTTTTCCATTAAATGGTATCTTTGAAAAGTAATTTTGATATTCAAGGTTATCTGATATCCACACATCGCCAATGCCAGAAACATTATACTCAACAGCATCATACTTAATTATTTCTCCATTAGAATAAAGCAATCCTTGAAACCTTGCAATCCAATAAGCGTTTTCTCCAACATCAAAAGTATTATTAATTAATTCACCATTAACAGATACGGTTGGGACAGAGTCTGACAAGTCAGTATTTAGTGGCAGTGCTGATAGAACATAGCCAGTCTGGTCTCCAGCATTAGCAGAAGATGTTTTTGAGCTTCCAGCTGCCTCCCACAATAGAGATGGCTTGTAGATATAACTTCTATCTACAAATTTATTTTGTTGAATAGTTCCAGCTGTTCTTGCAATTTGTCTTGAAGTAAAATTAATAGTTCCAGCATTAAAAACAGATTTGTCTTGAGAGGAAATTTCAATAATGTTTGGAAGCTTTCCATCTACTGATGATCCATATATTGTTGTATCTAAAGATCTTTCAGTAGACTCATCTAAAATGTATTCTTTTGTCATTACCACAAAATTATTGTATTCGTCAAAGAACATTGCTGACTGAGTTGCTCTTGATAGTTGAGCTAAGGTTTCTGCAATGCTTTGTTCTGGTGGAATAAAAAAGTTTGGAATAACTGGATCTAATGAATTGGTTTTTCTTTTGAAGACATAATTAGAAAATCCAATTGAGTCTAACAGGATACAAATTGCCTGACTTAAAGATACCTCAGTTAATAATATTCTTGGAGCTTTTAGTGATTCAAAATAAAAGTAAAAATCTCTTAGCGTAAGAGTGGTTTCTCCTGTTTGTGCATTGCGCTCAGGGAAACCTTCAGAGTATAAAGTTTTAATTGGGACATAATAGTTTGAATCATTTACATTTTTTATAACATCATAAAACACAAATTTAATATTTTTTTGAATATGCTTGGCAATAATACTACCACTTTGACTATCAAAGCTCCATTCATTGTTTGGATTAAAGGATTGATCATTATCAAATAGGCTTAAACTTCCAGTCCCAGCCATTATTTGTCCTACTGGCAAAGCAGATGATGCCAAGTCAGCTGCTGCTTTTGTTATGTCAAAAGCTATAATGCTGTTAGATAAATTTGCTACTAGTCTTGGTGATATTTCAATAAGCTCCAATGTAGTATTTGGAATATTCATTGTTTCTACAACTAAGCGAATACCCTTTAAAAATACAAACTCTCTATAAGTGTTGTTGTCATTTTCATTTTCTACATAGTATGATGGATTAGTAAAATCAGTTACAAAATGTGTATTTTCATACAGTTCGTCACTACCAATAAACCATCTATAAGATGGAGTAATTGTGTCATAGTCTTCACCATTAAAAATATGCAGAACTCCCTTTGAGTTTTCTGTTGAAACAACTAGGTATGCTCTACCAAGAGTATTGATTACTGGCAATGTTACGGCGCTTCTAATAGTGTCAACAAGTACAAAATTATTTTTATATTCAGAAGGAATTTCAATTCCATACTCAAGGCTTAGGTGTCCATCTGCATTAAATATCGGGCTTGTGTTGTCATCTCTAAGAGATGTCTCGTCAAAACTATAAGCAGCCACCCACTGATCAAGCTCGTTTAAGTATTCAACTTTAAATCTTGACGGTACTGTTTTTCTAGATTCTCCAAAAAATGGATCATCTATTGTTAATCCGCCAGGAGATCTGAATGGTCCCAAGTCTATACTACCAATATTAGTTTGAAGCTTTACGACAATTCTGTTTGCTGGAACTGGTTCTTTGTATACTACAAAAGGATTAGTATCTTCAATAGTGTGGTTACCAACAATGCCAGCAGCACTATTTTTTGACACTCCATACTCAGAGCTTATGTTGGTTATAGAATCAGTTTCAGTCCTATAAGATCTCCAATATTTAAATTCATCATCTTTGGTTGGCATGTAATATCTTGGACGCAAAAACATATTTACATTTGGAAACGATAAATATTTATTATTAAAATATGATAACTTGTTTATACCAGACCTTGGCCTAAATGGTTTTAAACAATCTTCTAAAGAATATAACATTTTTTCTTTATCTTTTGGATAAATAAAAATTTGTGGGGTAGTTCCATCTTCTTCAAAACCATCTTGTATGCCAATGTCTGCATCTGTGGCACCAGTATAAAAATTTCCAGAATCATATGCGTCAAAAATATTTGGAAGTACACTATACTGTGCACTATTTTTCCTATATCTATAGTTACCTATTTTTTGAATATTGTCTGGATTATTCATATTCCATTCTGCAACTACAGCTGTCGCAGACTCAACTGAAAAAGATGTTTCCAGATGATTTTTTAGCTCATCATTCTGAAACACTTAGACCTCTTCCAGAGTAACAGAAACATTCCACATATCAAAATTATTTCCACCACGCTTTACAACTGAGTAATTAAAACTTGAAACAAACATTTGACGAGCTTCAGAATAACCTCTAAGATTTTTGTTGTCAGCAAAAGTAGAATATTTATCGTAACCAAGCAATACCCAAAAAGGTCCTTTATGATTTTCATACCAATTCAAAAGATCTATGCCACCAGCTCCGCCATCAACAGTGTATTGAGTTTCTGGACCTAGACCATCTGCGTCTGGAGATTTTTGACTAAGAGATGTAGAAGCGTTTGCTTGATTAAAATTAGGGATAGAGCTAAATGATCTTGATGGAAGCATTGACCATGAAGTGTCTATGGTTAGTTTATCTGCAATAAAGAATGACCTCATTGTTCCATTTGCCATTCTTTGACGTTGTTCAATTCGTTCATTAGAAACGTTAATTTCAGATCTGTTATGGTCAGAAAGGATTATAAAAGACTGTTCTAACTCTTGTGCCGTAAGACCAGTTTCATTAGATCCAAGTTCGTATCCTACAGGAATTAAGTATCCTTCTCCTGTAACTGTTGGAGCCTCATCAGCCCATACCATTGCTTGTGGACGACCTGCGGCTGGTCCTCTTAGTCTTCTATTAGACATGTAGTTTTGTGTTACTGTCATTATCTAATCACCTGTCTTCTAACTCTTTGAGAATCAATACCCTGCAATTTTTTCATTACAACATTAGCTATTTGGTCTGGGCTGGCATTTGTACCATCAACGTTTACGCTCAAGCTATAATTATACACTGAATTGTCTTGTGATGTCAAAGAAGATGCGGTATTTAGTTGACTATTTAGTGGCATAGTTCCACCAGAAGGTGCATAAACTTTTTCTGGCATGTTGTAGACTGGTTTTAAAAAGTTGTTTGGAATTGTAGGTCCAGAAGGAGTAGAGTATTTAAAGTTTCCACTATTAATGGCTTGAAGCAATGGTGCAAATCGTTTTGTTGAAGCTCTGTTTACTACATACTCTCCAGGAGTTAGCATTGCTGGAACTGTATCAGTGCCTTTGGCAAACTTAGCAAATCCACCAGCGGCCATGGCCATTGGCTTAATGTATCCACCCTTTGCAACAGCGTAGACATTGCCAAGATTTCTACCTGAAACTGGACGTGTTTTACTAGCTGCTGGAGCTGGTGCTGCTGGAGCACCATCATAAAGAGTATTAACAACATGAGTAGTTGTAAATGTATCTTGTAGCTTACTCCACTCTCCAACAAGCCCCTTGGCACTTTCTAATGCTTTTAAAACTTCTACTTCATAAAGAGCAGCATTTGCTTTGGAAGCATCAATTCTAGTATTAATGTTTTCCCATTCAGTTTTACTCTGACCCTGAACTGTAAGATTTTCTTTTGCTGTTGCAAGCGCTTCGTCTGCAGCAATAACCGCATTTCTTGCATTTTGCAAAGCTCCAAACTCAATAACCTCAACATCTTTTTTAATTTGTTTAATCTCAGCTTCAATTTGAGCTCTGGTTCTTCCATTTTGTGTTAGTGCACTTAGCTGTGCTTGTCTTGATGCGTCAAGAGCATTGCCAGCAGCATCTCCCTGAGCAGCAGCATTTTGAGCTCTAGAATCTTGAATTGCTGAAGCAGCGGCACCAATATCTCCTTGAGATAATGCATCAGCAATAGAAAGCTGAGACTTTTGCTGATTAAGAATATCCTGATTTAGCTTCTTTACTTTCTCAAGTGATTTATTCTTTTCATCATAAGCCTTGTTAATTTCATCTTCTTTTTCAGAAATCTTATCTAAGTCTCTTTCAAGCTCAGAAGATCTTCTTTGATATGCGTCAATTTGTTTTTCAAGAGTTTCAATTATTTTTCTGTTAGCTGCAGTAGCTGATTCATTATTCATTTCAAGAACGGCTTCTTGAGCATTAAAGACATCCATGACTTTGCTATATACATCTGCAAACTGTTCTGCTCTACCCTCTGGTGTTGAGTTTAGCCAAGCTTCTTCTTCTGCTCTAGCAGCTCTAATTGCTGTTACAAGTTGATTCCATTTTGCACTACCCACTTTTTGTGATGCTAGTGCTGCTGCGAGCATTGAATCCCCTGCAATTTTGGATGACTCAGCTACACCAAGGCCAGCACTTCTTAGTTTGGCATATGCCATAATACTATTCTTAGCTTCTGCTTGCTGTTCTTTAAGACCATCTATTGCTTCTTGGAATGAAGACTTTTGCCCTCCTCCACCAACTGGATTAAGCGCTGCTAAAGTTTGTTTTGCGCTATTTAGTTGTGAAGCACTTGCAATAAAAGCATCAACAGCTGCAGTATTTCCATTTGTGGCATCTGTCAATTGGGCTTGCTGGAAAGCAGCTAACTGTGCAGCATCTCCAATTAAACTATAAGCAAGTTCAGCATTCATTCCTGCAGCAACTAGGTCATTGTATCCAGTAATTTGAGCTTCAATTGCATCAACTTCAGCGTTAGATTCGTCTAAGTTATTACTAATAATTTTTTGAGTATTTAACTTTTGCTGCTCTCTTGTTGCTTTTGCTGTTTCTGCTGCATATTTACTTCTTACTTTATTTGCAGCTGTTTGAAGAGTTGTGTTTTTAGGGTCTGCAGCAGCATCTCTTAAAGTTTTTAAATCTTCTTCTGCAACTGTAACTCCAGCAACAGTAGCCTCCAAAACCATTGCAACATCATTTGCATCTGTTAAACCATTAACAAGATCTTTAAGACCCATATTTTCTGCTAGATTTTGCAACATCCATGTTGGCTGTTCTGAAGAAAGTAGGCTATCAAAAAGACCACTAATTGATTGATTATATATGTCTGCTGAAATACTACCATTATCAAAAGCAAGTGTCAAAGAATCAAGTGATGTTTTTGCTACTCCTGCTGCTGCCTTAGTTTCTTTTTCTACAGTAGCTTTATCTAGTGTTAGTGTGGAATCATTGTAGGCTGAAGTATCTTGTTTATTAAATTCATTTTGTTGATCTATAATTTTTTGTTGTGCAGCTACCTCTTTATTAAAGTCTGATACAGCCTTGCTTGCTAAATCAGCTGCTGCCTTTGCACTATTTGCATCATTAATTAAAATTGAATTAAACTTTAAGTTTAGGTCTGTTCTTTCTGCCTTAGCTGCTATTGCTGAAATAACTGCACTTACTGCGTCATCTTCAAATCCTGAGTTACGAAGCTGTAGTGCCAAAGACTGTAGCGCAAGGTCTGCCTGTTCTTTAGTTGCATTTTTTATTCCAGAAATTTCTGTTTTAAATTTTTCTGCAAATTCTGGATTTATCATTAAGTCTACAACTTGTTGTTGTTCTTGTATAGATTTTCCAGAGGTTGCTACCGCTGCTGCGCTTCTTTCTGCCCAGTTAATAGTTTTAGCTGTGACTTCAAATTTTTCTGCAAGGAATTCTAATTTATCTTTGGACAGGTTTGCAGCTGCTCCAAGTCCTTCAATTTTTCTTCTACTTTCTTCTGCAATGCTATTAAACAATATAAAGCCACCAACAACAAGAGCTAGGGCTGCAACTACCAATAATACTGGAGAGACTAGTGCTCCAACTGCTGCACTTGCTACTGAAGTAACTGTTGCAAAAGTTCCTAGTCCAGCTGTTGCTGCTGCAGTCATTGCTGTTTTAATTGCATCTGCAACTGCTTCATATTTTTTTATTGCTAGCTGAGCTATTTGAAGATCTTTATATGCCTGTACGATTGAGATTAATCCAAAAAGTCCAGCAGAAACAAGAGAAACTGTTCCAGCTATTCCTGACATTTCTCCACCAAACATATAAAGAATACCAGTTACTGAAGACAAGGCAAGTGTTACTTTAGATAAGTTATCTGTAAGCCTAGAAGTTACCACTGATGCCTTTGATGCTGGAGCTGTGCTATCTGCTTCTCTTGTGGCTCTTCTTGGCTGTCTTGATGTTCCTGCAGCTATATTTGCTGAGTCTTGAGTTGCTTGTGTTTTTTCTTGATTAGCTATCCAATCTTTTACTGCTGGATCTGTACTTGATCTTCTAGGTCCCGTTCTTTTTGCTACTGAAGACGTAGCGTCTATAGCGGTTTCAGTTAACCCTTTTGCAAATGCCCTTGCTTGAGTTTCTGCTACTCTTTTACCAGCAAGTTTTATTTTTTGTTCTTCTTGAACTTTAGTAGTAGAGAAATGTTCTTGTGATGATGCTGCTTTATAGGCAGGACTACTAGGATGTAATCCAGCTGGAAGCATAAACCTTGCAGAACCTTTTTCTGCAATTGCACTAGCACCACCAAGCATAGCTGTAGATGCTTGCCTTGATTTAGATAGTGCTCCAAAAGAACCTGGGGTTGCTGCCATTTGAGCAACCTTATTATCTGGAAGTGCATTTTTAAGTTTTTCTGCATCCTCTGCTGAAGCTTTAATGTCTAGTTTAAAGTCTTTTACATATTGCTGAGCCTCTTTTAAATCTTTTTGAAGTTCTGGAGTTAGTTCTTTAAAAGTCTTTGTCATCTTAGAAACAGGCCCGCCAGCAGCCTCCATGTCTTTTTTAAACTTTTTTGTAAGTGGTCCAAAAGCCTCTGTTGAGCTTGCGCCAGATTCTACTTGACTAGTTGCAGCGTTAATTGCTTCTATGTTTGCGCCTCTCCACTCATCTATTTCTTTATTTATAGAAGCAACAGAAACTTTTGCTTGTTTAATGATTTGTGGCATATAGATGCTTGATAGATCTGACAAGTCTTTTGGATTAATTGCAGAAAAACCAACTAGTCCAGCTGAGGCTCCAACGTTTCCAGAAAAAGATCTTTGAACTGTGGGTAGTGACTTTCCAACTCTTCCCTCTGATCCACTACCAATGCCCCCCTTATATCCAGGAATATTTCCAGCAATCATTCCATTGATTATTGGCGCATATTTCTTTGCCATTTCTGCTGGGATAACCGCTTCTCCTGGAGTTAGAAGAGCTGGCTCTGTATCTTTGTTCCCACGACCGCCAACAGTAACAACTCCACCTCTTGCCATCTTGGTTGGAGCTGCAATAGACCCTGGTCTCATCATGCCTGGGTTAATACTTGCAAAACGTGCTCCTGCGGCTGCTGCTTGCTCGTAGGCGGCACGTAAGGCATCTACTGCAGTCTTTTCTGCTGTAAACCTTTGCGTCAGTCCTGCATGGGCCTGGTCAAGTGATGCAGCGGCTGCTGCAGCCTCTAGCTGCTCCTGAGTCATGTACTGGGTTTCATCACCAATGCCCTTAGCTTGACCAGTCATCTTTAGGTAGCCAAGGCGAACGGTAGCAAAGAACTTAATCATATTAGCAATACCATTATTAATTAGACCAAAGGTCATTAAGAGAACTGGTCCTAGTCCTCCAACAACCGTTATGATTGTTCCAATTACTTGTTTTATTCCATCTGGAAGAGCGTTGAATGCTTTTAGAACTGTAGTTACAAAATCAATAAATGGTGTTGCTATTTTTAAGAACAACTCTCCTATTGGTGCAAGGGCTACCTTTACTTGTTCAATAGATGCCCTGAATTTATTCATTGCAGAAGCTGCTGAAACACCAAGCTCTTTTTCTGAAAGACTTGCTAGATCTTCAACTGAAGATCCTGCTAGATCGAGAACTCTTGATGCCTGGCTTCCATCTTTAATTACGTTATCAAACAATGCAGAGATACGTGCAAACTGAAACTTACCAAATAGTTGCTCAATTGCTTGAGCTCTTTTCATTGGGTCAAGCTTATCTAATGCCTGAGCAAACCCAACAACGGTTCCTCTTAGATCGCCTTGATTCTGACTAACAATTGCACGAATGTTGACGCCCATGCCAGCAAGAAGTTGTGATGCTCTTTCTGTTGGGTTAATCAAGGAAGCAAGACCAGACTTAAGTGCGTTAGCTCCTTGTGCTGCGTTTACACCACCTTCCTTCATAGCTGCTAGGAAGAAAGCTAAATCTTTTACATCTCCACCAAGAGCCTGAATAACTGGTGCTACCCTAGGAACGGCCTCAGTGATATCATCAAGAGATACTACTGTTTGGTTTTCTACTGCGTTAAGGAAATCAATTGTTCCAGCAAGATCTGTTGAAGAAATTCTAAAGGCGTTTTGTAAGGCAATGGTTGTTTCTAGAGCTTTTTGAAGTTCCATCTGTCCAAGTACAGATAGCTTTAGAGATGCGGTAGTTTGGTTTTGTAGATCTACTCCCTGAAAACCAGCAGCTGCGGCATCTGAGGCAACGCTTATTGCATCTGAAACTGCTACACCATATTTTGTGTAAGCAAGACCAAGCTCTACAATAGAATCTAATGCCTGTTGGGTTTCTGCAGGGGCAGTAAACAAATCTCCATAAACCTTCTTAAACTTGATTGCTGCTTTTTCCATGTCCATAAAGACACGACCAGCAGTCATACCAAGAGTAGCAAGTGGAAGAGTAAAACCAACCATAAGCTGTCTACCAGCCCACTGAGTATTCTTACCAAAGTTTAGTAGGTTTGTAGAGCCTTGCTTTACAAGTTGATTAAATAAAACTTGTTTTTGAGCAGCAATTGCAGTTTGAGTTCCAAGGTCCTTCATGTTAAGGACAGTAGGTCTAATGGCAATGGCCTGCATTGCACCTTGGGCATCACGACCCATCTTTACATATTGAGTCTGTAGAGTCTTTACACGTTCAATTGCTGTTTTTTCAATTGTGGAAAACTCTGAACTAAAGTTTTTACCAAATGTTTTTGTTTGGCTAGCAGCATATCGGAAATACTGCTGAATAGAAAATTTATTTTTCTCAAGGGAATTTGTAAAAGATTCTGCAGTGCCCCTAACCGTACGTAATTCTGCAGAAAAACCTTTAATAGCATTTACGCCATTAATAAAGTTCTTCTGCAGATCACGTTGGGCTATGGCTGCAGATGAAGATGATTTTGCTACTGATTGGTGAAATTGAGAGATCTGTCGTTGCAGACTCTTAAGCTGATTTAAAGCATCAGATGTATCAATGCTTACGCCAATATTGGCATTAACATCAGCCATTAATATTCACCTTTTCTATTTATGCAATAACGTTTGCCCCAGTCAGGTTGGCACCTGATGCAGCTTCAACAATCTTGTAGACTGTTGGTAAATCTAGTAGATCTTCTAGCTTTGCAGGGTCTGCGGCTAGCTCTGGGCTATACTGCTTCATTGCAATTGCTACGCACTCCAAAAGAAGGTTCATTGATTTTTCGTTATCTTCTGCGACTGCTGTAACTCCCTCAAATTTTTTCATAAAAGGCTTTAGTAGTGAAATTTTTAATGGACGAACCTCAATAGTTGTGCCATCAATTAGTGTTAGTGTCTCTGGTTCATAAGTTGTTGTTGCCATGTTTTCTCCTTGTTCTACCCATAGTTAGGTTATACTTATTATATCACAAGCTAGGGTTTTTTCAATACCTTTGGGTCTCTAAGATCTTCATACCCTAGACCCATTCCAATACCAAAACCAGCCTTTTTTGCATTCTGTCCTTGTAAAGAAAGAACATCATTTGAGTCTGAGGTTGCTCCACTACTAAACACTCTAGCCTTCATATCTTCCCATTCTTTTTGACCCTTAACTTTTGCATCACCCTTACCGCTTTGACTATCTAGGTCTATGCCCTGAAGTGCTGCAGAAAACTTCTTTTCTTCATATTCTAGGTCTCTTGTAATAGATAGTATCTGAATTAGCTCTTCTATAGATATTGAAGATTCTAGTTCGTCAAAGTTTTTCCAAATACCCAGCAAAAATACCTCTGACTCAAGCTTTGCTAGGTCTAGGTTATTCCAGCTAGATTCGTTATCTTCTTTCTTGGCCTGATCAATAACTGCTTCATCTGAGTTTTTTTTAATATCAATACCTGCTGAATATTTCAATATGTCATATATTGAGTCTAAATCAAAGTTATCTTCAATCTGAAAAACATCTTTAGAAAACTCTGGATAGTATTGTTTCATAGCTATCCTACAGCATTCTGCCAAGACCTCAATAGTTTCTTCTTCATTGTTTGACTGCTGAACACTATCAAATACAGACATGAGCTGTCTTAGGTATTTAATTTTAATTGGTATTATTTCAATTTCTATACCATTAACTGTTCTAACATGTCTTGTTTTATATACTTCTGTTGGCATAATATAAGTTTACCATAAAACGACAAAACCCACTCCTATTAAAGAGTGGGTCCGTCTTTTAGCTTTTATAGATTATGATGTTGCGTTGACTGTGCGGTCAATGATTTTTCCATAAGATCCTTCTGAGTCATCTGGTAGAAGACGGAAAGATACTTCAAACATGGAAGCTTCATCACGCTTAGCTGATACTGTAACATTCTCAATTGACAATGCACGGTATGCAACGTAAACACGCTCTAGAGCTGAACCAAGTTCACAGTCGCCAGTTCCTGGACCTACTGCAATAATTCCACGCTCTACTGGGCACTCACCAAGATCTCCTGCGGACAAGTCTAATGCTCGTCCAGTTGCAAGGGATCCAAGTGTTCCAGTTAGCTTGTTATCTCCATATGCAAGAGCAATAAGAAGATTCTCTAGTGTAGCCTCAGCAAATGCTGTGTTAAGATTAACCTGCATTCCCTGCTTGTATAGCTTAGCTACGTCTAGTAGCTGGTCAACCTGAACTTCTCCGAAGTCTGGCTGAAATTGAATCTCAAGTCCATTCATTGTGTAACCAATGTTTGTAAAACCTGGGTCATCAGATAGTGTTTCACGATAAGACTCATTGTCAACAAAAGTTGGTCTAGTACTGATATCCAGTACTGTGTCAGCAACAAAGAACGAAGCTGCACCTACAATAATGTTGGTAGAGTCACCACGAGTATATGCCATAATTTTCACCTCTTTCTAGTAGGAAAAATGGTATTTAGTTATAATTGGCGGTTGTTTCCTCAAGACTAATTATATCAGTCTTTTTATTTAAATTGATTTTGGGTGTCGTTGACAGTTCCCCAGTTTGCGTGATAGTCATACTCAATAATAAGCTTATTAATAAATACCGTTCTAGCGGATGCCAGCTCAATAACATCCCTGGTTTCGTCTGCTTGGTAAACTCTTAAGCTGTGAAAAAATACGTTGTGTGGAAAATTAAGGTCAGATTCATCTTTAATAAAAGAATTTAAGTCTTGAGCTGCTGCGTCTTCTCTGTCTAAAAGTTGAGAAATAAGGATGTTTGCGTAATTTACGGTTGCTAGATCTGTACTGTATAAGTAGTACAAAAGCTGTTCTTTTTTTCTAGGGTAAAATGAATTTTGTCTAAACCTGATTAGTCTGTCGTATTGAATCAATAGTGGTTGTTCTACCTGAACTGATTGTGATAAGTTTTTATAAATTTCTTCTGTGTTTGTTGGGGTAACTGCAAATATTGGAACTACCCCGCTTATGCTTGAACCCTCAGACATGTTGATTCCCTCATACATAGAAAGCTTTTTATATAGATACTCATTAATCCAGTGTGGTGGAAATGGTAAATCTGATGCTTTATATGTTGTCATTTCTCAACTCCTACTTTTGCGTTTGCAATCCAAGTATACCCTACTTTTTTGCCAACTGAACGTCCACCCATAGAGCCTGCAAGGACATTCTTTTTATACAATACTGGTTTTGAAATATAGTCAAATAGTCCAGATGACTTTAAGAATGCCTGAGTAAAGTATGATTTAAAAAATGTGTCAAAAACTCTTTCATAAGCTCCTTCTACAGCTGTTCCACCAGGATTATTAACTGTGATTGGTTTAGAAACAAAAATGGTTTCTCCACCTTCTTCAAAAACTAAAGCTTTTCTTTTGGGGGTTATAGTTACTGGAATTCCATTTTCCATAATTCTTGCCTTATCGTAAAATGGCTCATTGCTGTCATCAGATATGCTACTTGACTGTCTGAATGATGACTTAAGTGAAAGTCCAGCATTGCTTACAGTATAATTTAAATCAAAAAGTCTGGCTGCTGGTGAACCAGTCTGATACCATTCATATACGTGATGCATAGCATACTGATCTCCCCTGGCCATTGCGTCTATGTATTGTCCCAAAGCCTCTATGGTGCTTTGACCAAGATTATCTAGCATTACCTTTTTACCATTTTGAGCACCCTCAAGGAATCCAAAAGAATAATCTACAATATTTTGCAAACTTTTTTCCATAGCTGTAGCATTAAGATTAACCTTCATTAGTCGCCTACTGCTTGTGATTCAGTTCTTCTCCAAAGCATCTTGTAGTATTCAATACTGTTGAATGGACCAGTAAAAGGTTCTAGAGTACCAATCTCATAGATAGTACCTCTGTTTGCTCTGGGACCAGCGGTTTCTTTATAAATAAGTTGGCCAGTAGAAAACCTAATGTTAGTTATTAGTATATTGGTTGTTGCTTCTTGAGATAGCTTAGATGTTATTCTTAGGTCTGCCCTGCTTCTAACTATAAGCTTGTCTTCATATTGTAAGAACATGTCTGGCTTAATTTGTTCAGATCCTGCTCCTCCTATAGGAGTTGCATTGCAAGAAATTGTGCGATCAAAAACCCATTCTTTTTTAATTTCTCCAAATGGACCTTGCGTAATTATTGGATAATAAACATCTGCAAGCATTGGATAAACAAAGTCTGTGGTATTATCGCAGCATCCCATTATAGAATTCCTGGCTTCTTTACGTTAGTCACGTACCTATCTAGAATTTTATCTACCAAAATATTTCCTGTTCCTGCAAGAGAAGAGATATCAATTTTAATTTTAAACTGATCTGTTGAATAGTCCGTTACATATCTTTTAAAGTATTCTAGTTTTCCACAAGAAATATCATTAATCAACATTTTAGTAGCGTCTTGAATGTCATAAGGAATGACTCTATATCCTGTTTCTAAAAAGAATAGATAGTCTGTTCCTTGAGGAAACAATACCCCAGATTTTAGGGCTATGGTATTTCCACTATCAGATGTATCAAACATGCTTATAGAATCTGATGATGCAAGATTTAAACCTACTGGGTTGGACTCTGAGCGATTAAAATCAGTAATTGTATAGGTTGGATCTTTTGTAATGGCTGTCTTATCTCTAGTAGTTATGTAGTTCCAAGGTCCCAATGCTGGAAACTCTAAAGATGAATCATAGACTAGCTCTGCATTTTCATAAACCTTTAAGATTTTATAGACCTGATCCCAAAGTGGCATATAGTCTGTGCTTTGTCCAACTGCTTCAATCCACTTGGTTCTAAAATAAAAACCACCAGTGATTGAATCAATTATTGCCCTTGCAAGTCTTTCATTTTCTTTTGCCACTGCAATGTCTGTTGCCGTTTCTCCAAGTGTATTTGGATCAACGTAGGGTCTTTCTACTGTTAGATTATCTTGTACAACAACATCAGTATCGTCTGTAATTTCTAAATGATAAGTGTCGTCATATTTTGTAAAATCATAAGCAATGTCATCTTCTCCATAAACCCCTGACCAGTTAACTGTTAGGGCTCCAGTATTTGTAGATGTTATAAAGTCTTCAAAAACTACATCGTAATCAGAGTCTTCAATTCTAAGCTTGTATTCTGTTGATGCGGTTAGGGCATAGCTAATAAAATTAGTATATGGTGCCTGTCTAAGTACGATCATTATTTACTCCTGGGGTAAGCATTGGACACTTCTTCTGGGGTAGCTATACGAACTGCATCACGAGTTGTCCAAAAATCTGAAGCTTCTTTGGTTACAATATTGTATCCAATTTTTAACTCTCCAAGACCATATTTAAATAAATTCTTAGAAGAGTATACAGCAACCTTATCTGTAGTGTTTTCACTATTAGAAATAAGTTCAGCCATAATTTTCTCCAATTTTAATTATATCAGAATATAACAAAAGAGGGCAGACTTTCGTCTGCCCCCTAGTGTTTTAATCAGTTGATACTAGCTGTCTGAAGAGTTTGCGTCTGCATAAGCAACAGCATCTAGCTCTTCCCACTGAAGACCAAAGCGTACAAATACTGTGTACTCAATTGTGTCTTTCTTTGGGACGTACTGACGGTTTACAGTGATGTCTCTCTGGAATCCCCATACACGGTTCTGTGGGAATGTTAGGTCAACATATCCTGCAGGGTAGTAAGGAACTTCCTGAACTTCGATACCTAGAACACGAGTTGTACGTGCTCCTCCGAAGGTCTGTGCTCCTCCATCAAGGTATGCTTGACGGTTTGCAGGAGTACCTCCTGTAGTACCAGTAAATGCTTCGGCAATTGCGTCTGCAAGAGTACCGTTGTTCTTTACGATGCCCTGGAATGCGTCTGTACCAGCGTAGAACTTAAGATTATTCTTAAGTGCACGATACTTACGTGGCATTGCAAGGATAATATCCTGCATTACGTCTGTTGTCCATGCGTTATCTACTACGGTTGCTACTGCTTCGTGTGCATCTCCATCTGTGGTTGCCTTGCTAACAAAGCCTTCCATGATGTTAAGGAACCCGTTGTTACCTGAGCCTAGACCATTAATTGCAAGGTCCTCAATGTCATTTGCAAATGCATTTGTCATTAGACGAACTAGGTGATCCTCAAGAGCACCACCTTCAATATTGTCTTCTAGTCCTTCAGTTGATACTTCCCAATCTAGACGAATCTTCTTGGTAGTAAGTTCAACCTTAGTAAAGGTAGCACCTGCGTTTGTAAAGGTTGGGTCAGCCTGTGCTGCTGCACGGATGACACGCTCTCCAACGTTAACTTTTTCAAGTTCAATGGTGTTAGCTCTCATTGTTACTCTACGTCCATCTTTTGCAAGGACTGTACCGTCCCAAACATAGTCAATGAAGCGACGAGCTTGCTCTGGAGCTAGAATACCACCAGGAGTTCCTGTTGGATTAACTGCATTGGCGCCACCTGTTGAGCCCCATAGAGGCGTAGCAATGTTTCCAAGGCTAGCTGCTGGAGATAGGTTACCAACTGAGTTAGTTGTTGTTGCACCACCTACAGCACCTGATGCAAATGCACCGTCACCGTTGATTTCAGCTACAGAACTTGCGTCTGTACCTGGGTAGTTTTTATTAATTTCTTTTTCCGACATATATTTCACCTCCTAGTGATTTTTATTTAAATAAGTCGTTATTAGTGAGGAAACGACCTCCCCATAGGGATTTTTGAACTTTCATTTCTGGAAGTTCCTGTACGATCTCGCCAAGATCGCCAGACTTGCGGAAAGCGGTGTCAGCTACTACAGCGTCTACTCTCTTTCCAAATTCATCAAATACAGCCTTGTTAGCAGTTACATCGTTCTTAACTGCCTCTATAGACTTTGTTAGTTCTGAAATTTGATCAGCTTGTGCTTTTACAATTTCAGATAGATCGCTAAAGGCTTTTGTAACGGTAGCTGTTAGGTCTGCTACTGCAACCTCAACAACATCGTTTGACTTAGCTACCTCAGTTTTGTCTTCATCATCAGGCATAGCTGACTTGGCCTTGGACATTTCGTCCTCATCCTCATCGTAAGACTTCTTGTCCTTAGACTTAGACATTTCGTCCTCGTCTTCTTTGTCGTCTTCATCCATATCGTCAGACTTTACAGCCTTCTCTACGGAACCTTCTGTTGCTTCTACTGGGGCATCAGCCTCTGGAGCGACCTGTGTTTCTTCAACAACAGCCTCTTCAGCTACAGCCTCTGCTGCAACCTCTACTGCCTCGTTTGTTGTTTCATCCATAGGACTTACCTCCTTGTTAATCTCAATTGTATTAATGCCTTTAGCACTATCAACCAAGAACTTTATCATTTCAGAATTGTCTGAATCTGTCTTTTCAACAAA